AATAAAAAAATTGCTTTGAATGACAAAGTAGTACATGCGGCATGCGGCATGCCAAATGAATTTATGAGCTACGAATTTATGAGCTATTAGGACATTTGTATCAAACAGTCAAACAGTCAAACAGTAGTTTACAGTTTACAATAATTTTGCAGACGATAACATATTTACCTTTATCATAACACTTTTGACATTTGTAAAAGCCATTCTGCTGCTTCTATAGCAGCTCTATCAAATACATGGGCTCATGTCTCTACATATTGTGAGTTTTCTTCAGATTTATCAACTGCTTGATATACGTACCAGAAAGTAAGGCAAGGACGCTGATTAACTGGGACGATAGCTCTACCGCCAAACTGCCACATCCAGGCTTCACATTTGTAATAGAGCCAAGTAAATAGTTCGAAAGGATTGACGAGAAAACGGGCGAGCGTATAAATAAGTCTGGGGGTAGTCCAGTCTATCTTGCATAGACCGAAATGATTCGTAGATACAATCGAACTCATCTGATAATCGATACTTGCATCATATTGATAGATCGTATTGAAATATGGTTGGCATGCTATTTGTAAGTGTCCTTCGAGCGGGTAACTTCCCGAATAGAAACCATGTAGCAGATAGGCATAGAAATAGTCACTTAGTTGCCACTTGCGATATTTTAGGTTCTTATGAAGGGTCGTACTAAAGACACGTTTAACTTTGGAGAATGGAGATATAGCTTCTTTCGCAGATCTGAATGCCCTATTATAGACTGCCAGTGTATCGGCCCTCTTCATGTAACCTTGTACGAAATGCTCCAAACACCCCATGAAAATCACAGCGTCAAACTTACCTTGTAACTCCTTGGGTAGGGGTTGTCGAAAATCGAGACACCTGACATCGAGTCCTCGAGATATTCCAAGATCCCTTTGATTGGGAGAGATCGTGAGACCGACACCGTTAATACCCTTGCTCTTCAGATGAAGAAGGAAATCACCCTGTCCACAACCCACATCTAAAACGTTATTACCAGGACTTAGCCCTAGTAACCTGATTATCTCATCATACTTATCTGCAGTTGCCTGCTCCAAACTTTTCTGATAATCACAATTAAAGAAACCTTCCGTAAGATCAACATTCTTCACACGGTCCAAGTAGATCGTTGCCCATTCATATATACGTCTAACTCTCTCATCTGATGGGAATAGCCCCTCCTTTACTACGAAGAATGCCAAAAACTCATGTACTCCAAAAATAATATATGCTATCACTGGTATCAAGTAATAGGATATTTCGTAATTTTTACATAGTAAGTAAGCACACAGATTAAAAAGACACCATATGCTCGTCGTTGTGGGTGTTAAGCATAGAATACCTAAGAGTGTATCAAATAGGAACATAATCAATCTTTAGTGAAATATACTAAACTATTAAAGTACCAAAGATCAAATTTTTAGAAGGGAGTATCGGTCTCTTTAGTAAGCGTAGCGAGCCCTACGGGGTTTGAAAGGGCAGCCTAAGCGTAGCGCATATCGGTAAGCGGAGCAACCTCTACGGATTCTCAAAAAGGCCATTTTGAGGTACGAAAATGCAAAATGGCTTATTTTTGGAGGTACGAGAAAAATGTTTTTAGAAGGGCGTATCGGCTTGCTACGACGCCGCCCTTTCAAACCCTACTCCTACTGTTTCTCATTATACGTTATTGACACTGCTGTTAGTATTACCATCTGGTATTGCATCTGGGAAGATAAAAGCTATTAATCGCATAAGACATATCAATATAATTAATATATTTAAAGAACTGTTCCATTGATACCAATAATTAAAAACATCCCATACAGGGCACTTTTCTATTATGCATGAACACTCATCATCACCTCTAATACATAGACACTCTCCACGAATACTAGACAATCCAGATGGAAGCCAGATACTGCTAGTATAATTTGTATATTCACATTGTGGGTTTCTAATTAAATTTGCTCCATTATTATAAACTGTAATTGGATGCTGATTGATAAGCCATGACTTTGTTATTACACAATTAACTACGACTATAGATAGGACTAATAGAAGTACGACTATGGTACTACATTTGGCAAATAATGTATATGCCTTTTTCTGTCTGGTTTTACTATTAATAGTATTAATGCTATTAGTATTAATGCTATTAGTATTATTGGAAAACTTAGTATTAGTCTTATTCTCTGTTTTGCTAACAAGAGTTTCATCTTCACTCTCTTCTAGATAGTCTTGCATTGGTATCATAATAATAAATATAGCTAAGATCTACAAAATCTAGTGATAAACTTAGGAAAAGTTACGGCTCCAAAAAAAACGACAGGATATCAATTTTATTACGTTAGATAGCGTATCCGATAAAATGTGTCAGTTATCATTTAAGATCAATAAATTAGGGGCAATAAAATTGAACTATAATAGGCGCATCCTTAAACTAATATTAATGGACAAACAAAAAACTCCTCCAGATGTGACGGGACAAGTCTCGAGTACCAGAAGGACCATAATTGAAACAATAAAACAGATGCCATTCACCTGTTTAAACTGTGATGAAAAGGTTGTAAGATTAAGAGATCTTGCTAGATTAGGATGTCATTGCTTACGCCCTTTCTACCATTTTCATTGTTTAGCAGCTTTACCAATTAATCTGTGTATGAAATGTAATAAAAGAGCGCATACTTTACGTGGTATAAAAGCCATTTGGGATAGCTTTACACACGATGAATGGAAAAATGCCTTCAACTTGAATAATCTTACAACAGATACAAGACCATATCTTATCGAATTAATGGATTCCATGTTCCTCGATTGGTCTGAAAACGTTTATGGACAAGGATTGACGTCTGGATTAATAACAGAAATGCCACAAAACTCCTTAAATTTCTTAATATGTGATTATTGGAAGGTCTTCAACTTAATCGAGGATTCAACTGATTCAAGTGAAAGAAAATCTGACCAATTAACGAATAAATTTTTATCTGCTTGCGATAAAATAACTGATTTTTCGACTACAGAAGAAAAATGTAAATCTGTTTGCGATAAAATAACTGATTTTTCGACTACAGAAGAAAAATGTAATTTAATTTTAGATAGATTGGAAGATGCTCTACGCATCTATCCATTAGAAGACCGTGTAATTCTAGGCTCCAAACAAGGGATCCGTAGAATAAAAAAGGATCCAACAATTCAAAATCATGGAGACTTTCTGCAGAGACTGTACATTAGTTCACAAGGAATCATAAACCCTCAACTTCTCAGTTGGATAAAAGAAGATCTCATTCGTAACCAAAGTATTTTTTTTACAGGACCACTCGTGTTTGATATTTTATACGGTGCATTCCTACCAGAAAGCAAGGATAGTAAGAAACTCATAATACAGATATTAGGCCTTGATGATGGCAGCATTAGATCATTAATAGCGGGCATACTTGAAAAGATTTTTGAAGGATTTACATACACCTGTGATATTACGGATAATGTAAGTTGTCAAAATAGCGAAACAATTGAAGGAAGAAAGTGTTATGTAAATAACTTAGGACAGAATAGACTAAAATTAAGTATAGAAGGATTATCACAACAGATCGAAATTCATGTGTTTCGCTCTAATGACATAAGAAAAATTATGATCAGTACTAAGGCGGGATCTGTACCATATTATGGTGATGGACTTATAGCATCTCCCTCTGGCTTATGGACGACTCTAAGATGGCTGTATGCAACTAGAGAACAAATTGTAGTTTCTGAGGGAAATTACAAAATACCCAAAAATATCAAAACCCAAAATAATGGGAATAATCTTAAACAGATTATTGATATTGAATGTATTAAACACGGGTTCTTACTGTGTACTGATTTGTCCAGATTGCGTAGGGTGTTTGCAGATCCTTATACCGATTATGAGGACCTCGATGATGATATAGAAGAAATGTTTATTCCAGATTCTTGTATGAGGATAACAATTGATAATTTATGGCATTATATGCAAAAACCTAGCTTGTCAATCCAAGAGTCACCAGAACTATGTACTACGGAAGTTGAGTTACCTTTCTTTTTCGAAGAAAGTTGCAGTGACAATCCTACAGATGATAGTATAAATATTAATGCAAATACAGGTATCAGTACTAATGCAAGTACCCTAAGTGGTAATAACGATGCTAACGAAAATATAAGCATGAGCATGAGCATGAGCAATGGATCCAGATTATCACAAAATGATCTTGGTAATTTATGGTCAAATAATCCACATAGAAACGATGAATTAGTAGCAAACTTAGTTAGGAGAATTACATATAATAAGAAGAGTAATATACTTGATAGCCTTCCTAATCCTTATTTGCCTCAGAGACGTTTTTGACTTATTTGCCTCAGAGACGTTTTTGATAGGCTTCACGCATCACGGGCTCAACTGATAGACGAGCTGACAGAGAAGTTCGAGTCCAGCCTACACCAGATTCCGGCAAACCAAACTAGGATAATTTATTATAGTTATGTTTTTGTTATGTTTTACTTATGTTTTGTATAAGTAAAATAAAGATCACATTTTTATTAGATGATCAAATAATATCTAGATCTTAAATCGATTAGATCCAGTATCCTCCCTCCTGGAATAGTGGGTTAGCTACCCAGGTACGTCCAGATCCTTGTCTGGCTGGCATAGCTGGGACAGCTACGGTACCAGCAGCCTTCTTGGCTTTGTTGGCGGCGCGAGTAGCGGCGGCTTTGGCCTTGGCAGCCTCGGTCATTTTACGTCCAGTATATCCTGGGGCCTGCTTGACAGTGGCGATCTGAAGACCTTCACGGCGTGAGCAGCTAGGGTATCCCTTTGGTCCCCTTCCAGCGATACATTCGGGAGCAACGGTTTCCGACTTGTCACTGAAACAACGACCGGGACCAGCAACGAATCTGCAACCACCACCTAATTGCTCACCTCCTTCGAATTCGAGTTCCTCAGCTACTTCGGTATCCATAGGATCGATTAAATCTTCTCCTTCATCGGACCAGTAACCACCCTCCTGAGCTGGTACGTTAAACAATCTCTCGTTCCATGAAAGCTCCTCTTCCATAGGTTGTTGAGAAGCCATCATAGCATCCTCTAACTCTTGAGCCTCCTGAACATCACGTCTCTTGGCGTACGCAATACTCTTCTTCGTGGGATATCTGGACGAAAAGGTGGCAGGCATCATGTTAGGATTGCGTTTGCATCCTTGACGTCCCTTTGTTCCAGTTGTGGAAACACACTCCTCTGCAACGACTGAGGACTTGTCAGCATAGCAGCGGGCCTGAGGAACATTGAAACGGCATCCACCACCTGTCTGCCTTCTCGACTTTGGCATTAGACCGCATTCTCCACCTAATTGTTCAACATTTATAGGATTGAAAACTGGATCATTGAAGAAGTCTTCTATTTCTTTTGCCTCCTCTGTAGCACGCTTCTTAGCATAGGCCATGCTCTTCTTTGTGGGACCACGAGACGAGAATGTAGCAGGCATCATGTTAGGGTTACGTTTGCATCCTTGGCGTCCCTTAACACCAGTCGTGGATACACATTCCTCAGCAACGACTGAGGATTTGTCAGTATAGCAACGAGCTTGAGCAGTATTAAAGCGGCAACCACCACCAAACTGTTCAGTACCCTCAGTGTGTCTAGATTTTGACTTAGGCATATACCCACATTCTCCACCTAATTGTTCAAATTTAATGTTAAAGACAGGATCGTTCCAAGCCTCTTCTAACTCTCTGGCCTCCTCTGTAGCACGCTTCTTGGCATAGGCCATAGTCTTCTTTGTGGGACCACGAGAAGCGAATGTAGCAGGCATCATCTTAGGGTTACGTTTGCATCCTTGGTGTCCCTTAAGACCAGTTGTAGAAATGCATTCTTCAGCGACGACCGAGGATCCGTCAGTATAACAACGAGCTTGAGGAGTATTAAAGCGGCAACCACCACCTAACTGTTCCTTTATCTTTTGGCCATGATAAGCAGCCTTAATTTTGTTATACAAATCTCTATCAATGTCTGGCTGATCAAGATGGAAAAACTCCGTCGCAACTGCATCAAATTCAGCCTCTGAATAATTATTCTTTAGAGCACTGATAAGCTTATCAGTCTTGGAAAGCTTGCTTTCTCCGTAATATTCCTCAATATCCTCTAAATCTTCGTTAATACCCTGTTTGGACATATTGTCTTATATGTTAAACTAAGAAAAATAAAAAAGATTACGAAGCTTTTACTTTAACATTCTATATCTTTATTCATCTTGCATAAGATAGGTACAATATTTGATGTAATTTTTATGTTACCTTAACATTGTTTAAAAAAAAATGCTTAAACAACTATTATAACAACCGCAACCTTTAGAACAACCACAACCACTAGAATAACCACTAGAACAACCACTAGAACAACCACTAGAACAACCGCAACCGCTAGAACAACCACAACGACTAGAATAACCGCAACCATTAGAACTACAAAAAAAGGTAGGTATCTATATAGGGACTTACCTTCATATTGGTTGACTTGAAAAATATTACATTTAAATGTAATATTTCAAACGAACAAACAACAGATAAAAATCTAGAAAAAGAAAGAAAAGCAAGAACGTTTCTATTGTTCCTTGGACTTCTATGCTAAATTAAGTGCTTTAATACTGTTGACTGCAATTTTCATGCTGTTTACAATATCTACTACCAATAGCAGGCTTTCTTAAACATCTTGTACCTTTTTGTGTTTTGCATGCACATTGTAATGATCCAACATTGGTACTTCTAGCACTGCTAGTGCTAGTACTGCTAGCACTGCTACTGCTCGGAGTAGGAATAGATTTGACTCTCAACGGAACAACGGTCATTCTGGCAGTCATTCTAGGTAATGGAGGAGGCAGAAGCATTCTTGAGGCAGTTACTTTGACTGATGCTCTTGGTGACGAGGCCTTAGGAACAGAGGCTTTGGGCGAAGTTTTAGGCGATGTTTTAGGAGATGCTCTAGGAGATGTTCTAGTGGGAGAACTAGGGATTTCTTCTTCATCCTCTATTCCGAAGTTAAATCTGGTTGCGGGATCCATTCCATCTGTTAGCTGAAAAGTAGCGAAAGCTTCGTTTACCAAATCATTATCATGATCATCATCTTCCATACTATATCTCAATTCAGCTCGACTCTGAGGTCCCAATCCACTCTCATCTTCACCTAGTGGTTCTTCCTCGTCATAAAGCTTATGGAATTTATCCAACCAAAAAAGATTGCCATCATCGTCAATAATGGCTAATTGATCAGTCTTTTTCCAACCACGACTCTTCAGGACTTTAGCTATTGTCTTCGGAAAATCATATTCGTCACTCTTACCAAGATATCCACTAAGTTCCTTCTTAGTAAAATTAGCTAAATATGTATTGACTCCCATTATATTCTATATGTGCGATAAAAGAGACTATAAATAAAGTTTTTTATTATTTATCTATCTAATATAGAAGCACAAACTCTATGGGTACATCCAATTTACTTTTAATAGTGGGTTTAGTAATCCTTTTCTTTTTCTTATATAGTCTTTTTAACTCCAGTAATGTTGAAGGATTTACGAGCTATCTAAGCTATCCTTATTATCAAACAACTTGCCAATGTGCAGGTGTTCCAGATGAAACCCTTTGCACAGCCTGTTCAAATTGCACATGGGAGATTGGTGCAGATGGTACTGGTCGTTGCATCCCATACTATAATTATGGTTACAATTGGTGGAACCCCTTCAGTTGGTATGGTACCTACAGTTATCCATATTATTCGGATTATAGCTATACTTACCCTTATTATTACGGATATGGTACAGGTTGGAGAAATTCTGATCGTTGGGGTAGATTTGATGGATGGAGATCAAGTCAGGATAACCGTGGAGGACGTACAGGTCGTGGAGGCCTTGGAGGACGTGGAGGCCGCAAATAAAAATATATAAGGATTGTTAAATAAATTCACGATTATAACCAAATCGTGAATTTTGCTTATATACATCAACAAACAATATTCCTACCCTATTATATAGAAAGTTATGGAAGATATACCAAGTTATTCACGGGTATCAGTAAAAACTGTCTCAACTAGAGCTCCTGCCAGCCCTGCCAGCGCAAGTGGGAACGGAAGTAGCAGTGGAAAAGGTAGTAATATGGGATTTTATTTGGGTCTTTTTTGTGTATTCCTTCTTTTAGGATTAGTTATATGGTTAGCATGGTACTTCTGGCCATCCAACATTAAACCAACAGTAGCTGGAACTGCAGCTACTCCAGTAGCTTCAATAACTGGAAGTTGGTCTGGATATAATAGTCAAGGTACCAAAGCAGGTTATGATTGGAAAGTAAGTCAGACTGGGAATAATTTTGATGTAGTTGATGCTAACATGCCTACT